GTTGTCCTCTAAAACAATAGCTAATTCTTCTTTAATAATTTGTTGTAATCTCGATTGTTTTAGTTTCATGTCCTGTACTCCCTCAATACTATTAATTAGTAAGCAAAAAGAGTTTATTCCCGTTCTTCATAGAAAGATTCTGCTGAACCTGTACGGTCATCAAACTTCATAATAATCTCTTCGTCCATGATCTCTAAAACTCTTTGCCTAAACTTAGGATCTTCAAGTTTTTTCTTCCAGGTTGCGGTCTGAAATTTGTCAGTGGTGCCATCAACATAAGTGAGCGCAAACCATGCGCCACTATTAACTAAATGGTGTGAGCCCTTAATCGCGTCGAGCCAACTTTCTTCATCTTGTACTCCGATTTCATCTCCCCATAGGATCTTAAAATTACATTGTCTACCGGCTGTCCCGAATCGTGATTTTTCAAGTTTTACCTTGACCTCTGAACCAATTCGAAAGCCTTTATCATCTGTGATGAAAGAAGCCTTTGCTTTGCGCCCTGTGAGCCACACACGCAACGAGTAGGCATAAACCATAGCTTTACCCCCAGGAGTCATATAAGGCGTTGTGAGGGTCTCTGAGGGGCTCCTGGTGATGTTTGTTTTAAGCTGGTTCAAAACAAGAAATGTCGATTGACTATTCGCAATGGGAACTGTCAATTTTGACATGCCTTTTGCAAGGATTCTGGCCTTAACGGCCATGGACGAAAGAGGATTAAAATCTCCTTCAATATCTGAGATTGCTGGTGTCAACGCTAGTGAATCCCAGATAAAAAGCATCTTGTTTTCGTTTGATCCAAGAAGCTCTTCAATTGTCTCAAGCACAAATTCCACAGAGGTTGCCTGTACATACAACAGATCATCAACATTGCAGCCGGTTTTTTCTAAGAAGCCCGGATCAATTGCGGATTCTGAATCAAAATAAACAACATCAACGCCCATCTTTTGAGCGTTAGCGGCAACTTGTGCCGCCATATATGATTTGCCGGTTGATTCAAGGCCTGCAATCTCCACAATCTTTCCAATGGGAATTCCTGCCAGGCGCCCTCTGCAAATAATACTGTCAAGCCATCTCGATCCTGTAGGAATCCATTCTTTTACAATTGTTGGGCTGTCTTTATTTAAATTGTGTGCAACATTTAGTCCCGCTTTCTTGTTGATAAGCTTGCGCATATCTTCAATAGAAAGCTTGCCAGCCTTTTTCTTAGGCATATCAAAACTCCTATAGTGTATAAAAATGAGGCATCTGTAAACCCATGCCTCCCTGCGGTTTACAGATTATTTACCAAGAAGATCTGCGAAAGCTTTATCCACGGAAGTCCCCCTAGTGGCTTCTTTCTCGGTGCCACCATCATATTTGGTGGTTTCGGTGGAATTCTCTTCGGGATCTCCATCTCCCAACAGAAATTCGTCTAGCATCCCCTGCACCTCTGCAAAAGACTTTCGACTAGCTGCAAACAGTTCATCAAAGTCCGGTACAGACTCCAAAAATTCACGGCACCTCTCAGGTTCCTTACAAAGCGTTGAACTACGGCGCCGAGGCGTAATCTGAGTTACTGGAAAGGTTGCGCCGGATGGCTTTCCATAACCAAGGACAAGATCAGTCCCCGCTTCAGCATCGGTAATATCTCCATATTCCGGATTAAGCACAAGATTCAAGAGAGTTTCATAAACGGTTTTACCGAAACCCCAAACTCGAACCCCTTTATCTTCTTCTCCACGCACAATAACTGGCGCAAAGAAACGCTGACGAGCAGAAAGCTTTTTCGCCATTCTCTTACTATCTTCTGTGCCTTCCTGCCAAAGCTGGCGCACAAAAGAATCCAACGGACAGTCTTCGCCAAAGTTTCGCTTTGGACTCAAGAAGCCGGGATTATCTCCAACATTATAATGGAACCAATAATCCTTGAACGGATCTCCATCTTCAGTAGGAACAATACGGATAGTTTGTTCCCCATCTTGCGGGCGCCAAAAACGATTGTTGCCCCCTTTACTTTCAAGAGCATTTTTGCGCTCTCTCATTTTCTTCATATCAATAGTCATTTTTTTCTCCTTTTAGTCAGCGTGATGACTCTCTCACACTGCTGATTTTATTATAATACTATAAATTGATTTCTTTGTCAAGTCTAAAATTATCATTTTGTACCACAGAACTATTCAATAAGCCATAAATATAAGGTGTATCATAGCTTGTTGAAAAAATCCCGTAGCTGACTTTTATTTTATCATACTGTTTCAAAATTTTAAGCTGTTCTGAGATATTTTTCATTAAAGTACCATCAGTTTTTAACATTTCTTCAGGCACTCCATAATAATAACACTTGTCTCTGGGAATGTCAAGATCAAAAAATAATTTTTCTTCCCCTCCTTCATATGAAACTAAACTGAAAGTTGATATCCTAGCAGAATCCAGTGTCTCATCAAAAGTGTCAATTTCAGACTTAGAATGTTTAAAGACGTTAATCATATGCATGGTAGAGGATATTAATTCGTTCATTTGAGTGTGTATTTCTCGTAAGGGGACGTCCCCAATTATTTTAGACAACTCAACATTATCAACTAGATAAATTCTTTTAAAAAGCCCTGACCGTGCGTATTCTTGCAATACCCCAAAAATTACATTATTGTTTTTTACCTTTAATCCCGGGAGCAAAGAACAATCGGGGCGAGCATACAAAACACTTATATTACATTTGTGTCTTATCTGTTCCAATATTCGCAGGCTAGCGGCAGATATTTTTCCACAGCTAGTAATAAACAAAACATCCCCCTTCACATATCTAAAAAATTTTTTAAAGCTTGGACACTTCTTTTCGTATTCTTCTAAAGTTTTAAATTCCGGAAAATCAAAACAATCCTTTGAACTTTGCAACCCTTTATCAATTTTATATATTTTATATTGAGGGTACTTGGAAAAGCTAGCAGCAATATTGCATCCAGCAGTTCCTAAGCCGATGATCGTTTTCATGTTTTACTTTCCACCATTTCACCAAAATTTTTGCCATGGGAAACATTTACTTTAAAGCGTCCTAATTCAGTATCGGCAAATAATTCTTTTATTTCTTGAATTATATTCTCGTCATCATGATGTAAGTCAATTACAAGAGAATCATGCAAACAAAAAGCAATATTAGATTTTTTATCTTTTAAATATTCCCATACTTTAATCATTTGGCGTAAAAATAAGTCAGCAGCCGTTGACTGAATAATATAATTTAATGCATGGTGATCATCAGAATCAATTATTCTGTTAAAAAAGGTTGTCACTTGGCCGTCGCTGTAGTACTTTTGTACCACAAAATCTCTATCATATTCTTTATTTAAAACATAATCTTTAGATTCGGGATTATAAAGCCAAGCAAAAACTCTCTTCTTAGCTTCTTCTCTTGTGTTGGTATTCTTAAAAACGTGCCTCATATTCCAATCGTGAATGTCTTCTTTCGGCTGATCCTTCCCTGAAAGGCTCATCATAACACGAAGCTCGGCTGCGTTATAGTCCATTTCTAAAAATGAATGGTTATTGGGCTTTAAAATCTTACGATAACTCTTGTGTAACGTAAGAATAGGAAACTGCGTCGCCGTCAGTCTCCCCGTTTTAGTTCCATACATGTTATAACATATATAAGGTTCCGTTGCCTTAAGTTTTTTAAGAAATTGTCTGACCTTAAAATCATATCTCCTGTTTCTCATTGAACTTAAATCAATATTTAATTTTCTATTTTTTATCTCTGTTAAAATCTTTGCGATATTAACTCTAAAGCCATAATCATCTGGCTTTTTATAGTTTTTAAACACATGAGCTGATATTTGATTTTTGATTTTTCCATACTTTAATAGTACATGTACAGGAAGCAAATCAAAATAACAATAATCGTTTAAATTCAATTTAACTTCTTTTGTTGAGGTGTGGAAAGCTTTCAGCTTATGTCTAATTAATTCCCACTCATCAACTAGTTGAGAAGGACATACTTCAGTTAAAGACCGTCCCCCACAATAATATTTGGCGTATTGAATTGTTGAATCCGGCATACTTTCAGAATAATCCCACGTATGAGTGAGACTCTTTTCAGGAAGCTTTTTTGTATAAAGCTCTTCGTCAACATATACCGCAAGACAATCTTTTTTGTCATCAAATGTTTGAAAAATCATTTCTGGGGCGCTTACCTTCTGCTCATGTTTCATCTTTGGCGGTGAATTTATTCTAGATCACTCTGCATCTTCAGGATCAATAGCCGGTTCAAGGGCCTCTAAAATATCGTTAAGAGTGGGCTCCGCTGATTCATCCTCAACCTCACCATATAATGTCACTTTAACAGGTTCCTCATAAGAATGCAAGCCAGAAGTTACACTTTTTCCAAAATATTTTATACGACGAGGATATGGAGCCCCATCCTTCGTAACATATATGTTTGATTGTTGTGTAAAACCTTCTAGAAGCTCTAATGCTTTTTCAATTCCTTTTTTGCTGTTAGCTCGTAAGATTTTTTTTAATTTAACTTGGTGTTGTCTTGCAGTAAATTCTTTTTGACTCTCAATCAAGCGAATATTAAAATAATAAGGCAAGAAAAAAGAATCTGGATAATTTTTCTGAAAGTCATTATCAAAATCATCCGAAACATCTTCTAAAAATCCCTCTTTAGGGATTGTTTTAAATTGACCGCTGGCCACATCTGCCCAAGTAGGAGGGGCACAATTTTTAATAGTATGTAGTATCCCAAACCATGTGGTATCGGCATCGAGAACCATGGATTTATATGCATACCACATTCTAGCTTTAAAGTCATCATAAGAATAGAATTCAGACCTGTAAAAATAATCCTTAAATACGGCACCATCTTTATAAGAAGTTCCAAAAGCGGCCATATAGTTGGCAGTAACAGGATGATCCACATTAACAGCCAATCGCCAAGGACAATTCTTATCGACATAAAAGCCAAAGGCTGCAGCTAATCTTGCATAATCAGTAAAAGCTTCTTTAGAAAGATATTCATCATCTTTTATAGTGTCATCATCCATTGCCATATCTGCAATTTCAACTATTAGACCACTAATAGCATGAGGGCAAAATGGCGACATTATAAATCCAGTTCGGGATACTGGAAATATATTTTTTATGGTAGAAGTATAATTAACAAATTCTTTCACAAAATCTGGAAAAGTTCTTATTCGGCTTTTTCGAGACGCTATAACATAATCATTTATAAAAGTATCATAAACATTATCCACAAAGTGTTCTTGATAAAGTTTGTGCATGCTCTTTGTGGCGGAACGAGGGACAAAACCATTGGGAAATAAGTTTGCAAACCGCTGAGTTTTTGTGCGGATATTGAAATCTATTACGCCCTTAAGATCAACAAAAGCTTTTGTAGCAAAATCATGAAGCAATAAAAGCCCTTGGCCCGGAAGTTGAGTCATATTAATTTCTGTAGGATAGATCGAGTGCCCCTCTTTATCAACTTTTCCATAAAAAGGCTTTTCGTAAATCATGTCGAGGGGAACGGGGTCATAAATTGTAAAAGCCTTTTGCTTATAGTCCAGCCTCTCCTCAAACATTTGAGGGTTTGATAAATTATTTTTGGCTTCAAAACGACTCATTTCTTATTAATCCTTGCATCGGTTTTTGTGTACTCGTCTTGAGTATAAGCTTCCTTCCCCTCTTTTATAACACTTTCCGTCCCGTGAATAATATCTACTTAAGCCCATATGTTGTCGGTGTTTACCGAAATCGAGTGACTCAAGATCAGGCTTAGACCTCTGGGCCTGTTTTCTCAGGCGCTCCTGTTCAGCTAGTGATTTCTCTTTGAGTTTATCAACGGCTTTGGCGGCTTTGTTTTTTGTAAGCGCGTGATCGGGAATCTGTAATACGCCTCTTATTTTTGTTTCCCAGGAATCTGCTCTAAAATTATTATCAACGGCCGTAACAATATAATAGCCCCCGTTTAAAATCCCCTCTTTCCAAAAATGTCCCCCACTTATTAAATCAGTGTTGACGTAAAACATCTGGCCAATAAAGAAAAAAGGATTACCAACGAGCTTCAATTCACAAACAAACTTAGAAGGTTGAATAATACCCTCGCGTGAACTTTGGGCTCCTCCTGCTTGCCCATTTCTCATCAAGGCGGTTGAAAATAAAGTGTTTCCTGCTTGAGTAAAATTAATCGTTTTGAGGATTCCTCGACGTGGGCCACCCACAAAAAAATGAAATATTCCCCTTTGAAGGTCGTCGGTCATATTTCCATTATATACTGATTCCCCCTTTCCTGCAATTTTTCTTTGTGCATGTAAAACAAATGTATTAGAAGTGTTTGCAATAGATGTCGTCTGTAATGTGTTTAATGATGTTTTATCCACAGATTCATCATTAAATGCGCGAAGCTTGATAGTGTCTCCTGCTTTTTTTAAGGGCTCAGATGGAAGATCCACAGACGTTATATCCATTTTAAAACTCACAGGAAGTAATGACGCCTGAGTGAATTCAGCAGCCTTGCCAAATACTCCTTGAGTTTTGTCCATTATAAATTTGATGAGATCAAAAGTAAATCGCAAAAGGGGATAAACAGCCCTTCCGGTACCAACAATCTTTTGCGCAACAAAAATATGAAATATTTCTAGAGAGATTGGAAGATCATATAAGCTCATTCGAGTGACAGTTTCATCCTCGCGGGGAATATCATATTCCCCCAGCAATACTTTAAAATTTGGCGCGTCTTCCGCCAATCTTTTTCCAAAATTGCCGCTTTCCAGAATAACAGTCAGCAAATCACCAAGTCGGAAAAAATACATTTTTTCACCTTTTTTATAGGCTGGTGTACCCACTGTTTCCCACAAAGTTGCATCGCCGTGTTCTGTTCGTTGTCTCTGTTTGCTCCCTTTTGCAGAGCATCCCCCTTTATTTGCCCCGAGGAGAAGCATATCTTTGGCTTTCTCTCTTGGTGTAAGAGGCTCAAACGCCGCGGCGTGGGACGTGGATGCCGTGGGGCCGAGATGGGCCGCATCTTCTGCGGCTACGCTGGCTCCGGGAACTTTTACTCTCTTTTGGGCCCTCTTGAGCTTTTTCTGAGCTTTGGCATCGTGTGAGCCTCCAAATTTTTTAACTGCATCAAGAAGGTTTGCATAATTTCCAAAATTAGAGCCCCGGCCCGTAGAAATCCAAGCCAATTTGCAGTCATCCCTCAGTTTCTCCACATACGAAAATATATGTTTGCCTTTTATGCTGTTTTCATACTCTTTTATTTGCTTTCTTACTTTTCTAATCTCCTTCCTGAGTTTCTTAAGCAATTTCTTACTGGCTCTTTTTTCCAGGGCTTTTCTAGCCATGGCCACTTTTCTTGCATTTTCTCGTTCTATTTCGCTCCTTTCCAAAATAGATCCCTTAGTTCGAGTGGCCTCCTTTAGAGCTTCAAACTGCGACTTCCCTTGGCGACCGGGCGCCGTATTATATTTTTTATAAGCGGCGGTTAGCTTTTTTAAAGCCTCTTTAACCTTTGGATAGGTGCCCGTTGCGTTCTGTCGTGCCCCAATAGAAAGTCGAGCTTTTTTAAGTTCTTCAATCGCTTTTTGAATTTCTAATATATCTTTAAAACTACCTTTATCGCCTTTACCTGTAAAGCCGGATCCCGCAAAACCATTTTCCAGCTCATGAATTTTCTTTTTAAGCCCATCCAGAGTTTTATCTTTCTCGTCTGCAGCAACAGCGGCCATTAAAATATCGGCACCAGAAAAAGTCGCCTCAAGGGCACCTTTATATTTAGCCGTAAGAACCAATGAGCCATCTTCATGGAATTCCATATTATGAGTGTAGAGATCGGCAGCAATTGAAACTCTGCTCTTTCGTACTGCCTCCACAAAACCATCCGGCATATCTCCCTTTAGCGGGTTCTCCGGATTCATTGCCCAGCCTAAAACAAGTCTTATTCTAAACGATCTTTTGGTTTTTCTCAAAGACTTCGGAAACCTAATTAAATCTGCAAATTGCATTTGTTTGTCACCCTGCCGTTTGCCCAATGACTCAAATAATGTTTGAACATCATTAAAAAAATATTTAACTGTTATATCCAAAATATTTGCGGAGACTGGGTTTCTGCCGCGGCCTTCCATCTTAATATCAACTTGTTGAATTCCGGCTTCTCTGCCCCTAAAAAGTTTTCCGGATGCTATAGCGGCCTCGTGAAAATCATGAAAGTTGGAGAAAGCACCGAAAGGAAAAGCATGTTCTTCAAGATCTCTTTTCGTCGACGCATCGTTGTGTATATACACTTTAAATAATTTAATATGGGGAACGAGCTGGCTGTAATCTAGAGAAGTGCCGTTAAAAAAAGAGTGCAGACTCTTGTTTGTGGTAAGCAAATTAATTAAAGAAGTGCCCACAGCTTTGGGCATTGCTAATTTTTTAATATAGCCGCTTTGAGAGTGTTTTGCGCGAAGTGGTCCAATCAGTTGATCTGCGCCGACCATTAAATAGCCTTGTTTCCACCATGACTTAAGCGTATTCTGCTTATAAATTCGATTAGCCGATTTGCCTTTTGGTGGCTTACAATCTTTAGCGGTAGTCGCCATTCACTTCTCCTTTATTCTTCTTTAAAAATATTTATTATTCGCTCAATTGGACGTGGTATCATTACCAAGTCTCCCGAATCGAAATCAGACTCTAAAGGCCTTTGATTAAACCATGGGATAATCCACCACAAAGTAGAATCGCCATAGTATTTAGCTGCTAACTTATAAAAACGAGAACCGACTCCCCAATATTCTTCATCATAATCCAGATCATCAGTCCAAGTAAACTTTGCGGTAGCATATTGATCTATATAATTAACACCCCTAGAAGAAAATTGACGCACGTACCTCGGATTTGAGTTACGGAAAATTTCCCGGTTTTGATATCTTGAAAATTTATATCCCATTAATTATTCTCCTTCACTATGGCCTTTGCCTTTTTAGACCTAGAGCTAGATCTAGAGCTAGAGCTTGGACGCGGTTGAGGGCGCCTCCTTTGGATGGTTTTGGTGGGGGGGTTTCTTTGGTAACTACCTTTGGAGTGTTGCCGCCGGTCCCCTTGCCAGTTCCTTCTGGTTCTGGCTTTTGACCAGCGGCCGGGGGCGTGCGACCCTTCTTAGAGCCGGTTGATCCTTTACTCACAACTCCGGTATTATATGGAAAATTCGGCCCATATCCGCGATCACTAAAAACACTTTTGGCGCCAACGGACGTCCAACCGACAAACTTATCGTGTATTACTTCAAAAGAAAAGCTAACTTTTATTTCGCGGGGGAGCGCTCGAATTGTGTCTTCTGGCCCGTGTCCTCCATAGGCCATGTTTCTAGCTAGTTTTCCAAGGCCGTGAGAAAATCCACTAATAAAGCCGGTCAAGCCCTCGGCTGTATCTTCCCCAGTATAAGAATAACTACCAAAATATTGTCCGTATTTAATTCTAAAAAAGGGAGGTGCTTTTAAAAGTGCTTGACCTCCCATAATGCCCTGTTCTCCCTCCTTTTGATATGCCGGATATAACATTTGTGTTATCTCATTAATAGTTTGAATATTGTCAATTACGCCGTCCATACCATCAAAATAATGGTGAGCCTGACATGAAAAATTTATTCTCATTGTACGAGACGTATGCTTATATGTGGCAATCGGATCCATTCGCCCATATACATCTTCTTTCTTATAAGAAGGGGAAAACTGTTGGCTTACCTGCAAATTTTCCACCGGGACAGCGACGCCTGGATGCTTAATATGCAAAGGTATAATCCAAAGCGCCTTATAGGCTTTCTTTCTATTATTTCTAGAATATTCTGGTTTATCCATTAATTAAATCCCTCTATTTTATTTTTGAGCGCCGAGGCCCGAAACCACTTGTGCTATTTGTTGCCCATCCATGTTTAAATTAATATTAATGGGTTTATCATTAATAGTTTGTAGAGCCGCTGTGAAGTGAGTTGTAGCTTTGGCCAATGCTGCGCTATCTCGGCTAGCCTGCTGTACAGCTTGGCGCCGCATTTGAACCAGAGCTTGCTGTTGATCCACCACTGACGCGGGTGGTGTACCACCCGATTGAGGTTTGGGGCCCCCCTCAACCTCTACTGCGCCTGCCTCAGAAGTCGGCTTCCCCACCACAGATGACTCCCCCTGCCCCTTTACCTTTTGGTTAATAAGCTCTTCAGTGACCATTTGTATTGCGAACCCTTCTTTTCCTAAAATGCCTATTTTAAGAAGCTCTGCTACAATATTTTTAACAAGCCCAAATGTACCCTTCAAGGTACCATCAAAAGTCGCAAATTGTCTCTTTAGCACATTAACTTTCGTGTTAGCCGTATTCAACGTCCCGACAACAACACTTCCCATCGTCTTTTTAAATATATCCCCCATCTTCAGGATCTGTACATTCACATTTCTCAGCAGGCTATCTGTTGCCTTGAAAGCTTTGTTCATTAAAAGGCCGCTTTGTTTGGAAGATGTCAGCTGTTCAGTTATAGAAGTAGATGCATTTTTAGCTGCCTTGCTGAGCTGAGAATAAGACGCACCCTGAGTATCAATTGATTTTGTTGTCGAATCAATATCTGTCTGCTCGCCAGAAAACATTCTAGAAGCTGTCTGTACATCTGTATTGAGGGCCTTGGCAATTGCCTTTTGTTTGAACCTGTCCATCTGGTTGAATGTTTCGCCGCTTTGAGTCATCATGTCTTTAAGCATTTCAATACGCTCGGACTCAGTGGCATTTACAAGATCAAGAGTGTTGAGATAAGGGCCGCCCATCATTGCATTTAAGTCACCCACAGCGCTGGCGGCGTTTTCTATATCATCAAACTGACCTGCAACAGACATGACTTTGCTCATTTCCACTCCGGTGACCGCAGAAATTGCAGAAAGTTTCTTGAATTCTTTTCTAGCCTTGGGAAGAGAATAAGCAGCTAGCTGGTCCATTGCGACGTTAAAATTATTTGCAATAGTATCGGCACTCTGTCCAGTAACACGCCCAATATTAACCAATTCTGCGCCAAGCAATTTACCTTGTTTAATTATATCTGAGCGTCGATATGTTTTTCCTATGACATCAAGGGCTTTACCAAAATTTTCGGCCCCCAAACCAACCTTACTAAATCTAAAGCTCATTTCTGTGAGCCCATCAACAAGTCTTGTATTCTGCTTGCGATTGGTACCCATCAACATCCCATAAGTTCGTGAAGACTTGACCATCGTTGTCATCGATTCAGACAAATTTTGGATAGTGGCGCCAAGCATTCTGCTGCGCTTTTGCATGTTAATAAGGCGCCCACTAAGATTTTTAGTTGCATTGTCGCCCCGTATCACCCCACCAGTAAATTTAGCGAAGCCAGTGGTGACCTTACTTAGCTCAAGATACAACGTCTTCGCTGCCGTTATGACTACACCAAAAAATTTCTTCACAGCAGGCATTTTACTCGCGGCAAACGCAGCGGCAAATGAGCCGACTTGGGCTACAGCCCCACCGATCGCCTTGGCGCCCTTTGCGGCAGGTGCGTACAGCGCTGCCATGCCGGCAGCAGCCCCGGTCATCGCGGCGCTGGCGCCTTGAACTTTTTTAGTCTTTTCCATTTCTTGATTGAGAACGCTAAGTCTTTTTTTGCTTTCTTCAGTATTTTGTTTATTGGTTTTTAAAAGAGCTTCCCGCAGTTTTTGCAGCTCTAGCGCTTGTTTAACAATCTCGGCATCAACCTTCTTCTGCTGGTCCGTATAGTTTTTTATAAGGAGCAAAGCCTTCAAACGCGTTTTAGCACCCTCAGCAGCTCGATTTTCATCATCAACCAAGCCCCCATAAGACGCTTTCAAAGCGTCTGCTAGTGCTTTTTGTTCCCCAATACCAGCTTGCAAGTTTTTAAGAAAAGCGGCTGCAGCCCTATTCGCGTTATCAGCACTACCCGCAACACTTTTTAAAGTCTCGGCAAGTTTAGCTAAATCCGCTTTTTCTAGCTGTACAAGTAGCTGTTTTAAATTGGCTGGTGTCTCCGCCATGTTGCAAATACCTCAAAATAATATACACCTATAAATAGTTAAATAAAGGAAAATCCATTAATATTTGATTTTAACGGCGATGAGCTTCTTTTTCAGCTTCAACCTCTTTTTCTTTTTGCTCTAATAATTTATCGAAATACCACTTGCGAAGACCAACAGGCAAATTATACAATTCTACAAGAGACCAATTACTATAATATTTCATATAGAAAAATTGCTCATACACATTTTGGATATACTGGTTAGTTAGACCAAAAAAAGTCCGCATTAAGCGGAACCTCCAAAAGGTCCGAATGACCGCAATGAGAACATGTAAAATCATGTTTCAGATCTAAGTTAGGCACCAACTTATCATAAGTTTTTCTTATATATCTCGCTTGAAGGGCCGGCAAAGAATTTATAAAACCATTTAAAGAATTTGCGTCTGCTACCCCATTCACAGAAATAATAAAAGCTCTTAAAAAATCAGTCATAGGGGTTTCTGGAAAGTTACGCTTTTTCTTGTGTTCTGATATTTTATTAATGGCCTTTTCATCATGACCCGTTAATAATCTAGCCTCAATTACAAAATCAGTTGTTGGGAGAGGAATTAAAAAAGTATTGTTATCAGTTAAAATAATATTTTTACTCTCCAAATATTCTTCAGTCGCTGAGTGAGATTGTAGGGCGCCCAAGTCAAATTCATATTGTTGTTTTTCTTCACAAGAAGGGCATGTGGCATTAGTTTCATATGTGGTGCCATATCCATGCGCTCGTGCAGAAATAATAAGCGCATTTTTATCCCCCAACAACAGATCATCGACTCTCACATGTTTATTTATGATAAGGCTCTCAAGTAGTCTTTCAAGGGCCAATCCTTTTTTTAACAACGCCTGGGAAGTAAGAATATCTTCTTCTTTCGTTGTCATATGCTTCATTTCAATAACGCTTTCGTTATGAAGGGGGTGATTGGGTGGATAATATCTACCACCGCTTGGTAGCTCAACAAATTCAGTTGGCGTAATAAAATTTAAAACTTGGGGTGGTGGAGTTGACATACTTTCAGGTGAACGTGATGACACATCCGGCACCGCATGCGGGCCAAGACGGCCTTCATTTCTACTGCTCATATTAAACCTCTCTTATCTCTTAAATATAACACACCGGTGTTAATAATTTAAATTTATTTTTTTTCAGGGCTAAGACTCTTTTGGAAATTGGCGTCGCCAATTTTCATCTTTTCGGCAAACCCTTTTGCTGCGTTGCCAAGAATCGTGGAAATAGGTTTTTTGGCTTTGTCACTTAGGCCCACTCTTTCTAGACGACTTTCTAAAAGTTTGTCGCCCCACGTGCTTTCATATGAAAAGTCCTGATAATTAAAACCTAAATCAATGGTACCAAAGCCAGATCCTTGATAATTAATCGATGAAAAATTCACAGAAGTTAAAACTGGTCTTTCTATTATCCATTGGCCCACACTCTGTCCTTTATTATCAAATTCAATAATATTAAATCTTGAAGGATTATCTTTCATGGCCATTTGTATTTTTTCAGGCTTCGCAAATCCATCCTGTTTTATGGACGACATCTTTTTATAATATTGGGCAGTTTTTCCCTGAAGTGTTAAAGAAGCTTGAATGGCTGCTGCCGTATTAGCGCCTTTATTATGATTTACAACGTCTATTAATGTTACCTTTAAAGGTTTTGTGTTATAGCCCTGCGTGGGATATTCAATTCTTTGAAAGTCTCCAGTCTCTAACTGGTATTCTGCAGTTGTGGTTTCAATCCTAGAATAGCCCGGGCGATCAAAAGATCGAATCAAATATGGCTCTATATTTTGTAAACCATCTCCCCCAAAAATAAGATCAGGAAAAATCAAAATAGCCTCATATATTCTTTTTGGCCTAGCTTCAGTGCTAGACCAAAATTGAAAAGCCTTTGGATTAAATGCTACAGGTTTTGTGTTATCAAAAATGCCCATAAAATGGCACCACCTTACTTATTCAGTGAAACCGAGTTCGCTTTGGTATTGTGCAATTGTGGCTGCCTGATTCATGCCGTTAACCATGATTTGCTCTGGAATTGGTTGGTCCGGAGAAGCTGGCGCTCCTTCATATTGGGCCCAATCATATCTAAGAGTCATCTGGATATTGACCATCGTGTCATTTTCGTAAGACAATTCTCCAAAGTTCACGCTGGCAACCCACGCATTGAAGAGTGTCCATTTTTCAATGGCATTCCCTCTCGCGTCAATTTGTTGCAGGCTCGGAACTCCCAGCGCTTGGACGGCATCTCTTTTACTAAAAGATTTTTTTGCATCTTCTTGAGTGCCAGGAATAGCATAACCAGAAGCTTGGAGAGTTTTAACTATAATAGCCGACGCATCTGGGAAGACAGGATCAACTAGGCTCACTTGAATCTCTTGCCACTGGATTCTTCCAGGGAAATGAAAAGTGTGTGCCACAAATTGATGCTGTACGGACTCAATTGTAAAATTTGGCTTTCCTGATGTTTTAATAACATAAGTGGGAATTTGATTCAAGACCAGAATCCACCTATAGCTTCTTTTCGGATCCACCGAAGTAGAATTCCAGAATTGTTCATTTTTGATTGTCATTAGTTAAAATCTCCTCTTCTATTATAAATAGAACTAAATTAAATTTTTAATCCTCAAAAGATGCTCCCGTATTTGTAATAATGAAATCAATGGCAATATATTCAATTGAACGTGCAGGTTTAATATAGATTTTTGCATACATAATGTTTCTATCTATAAGATCTGGAGTGGTGGTTGTCTCATCGAGAATAACCTTATAATCTGTTAAGCCTAGGCCGGCTTTCACATCTGCCAAAAACGGCTCCACTTTAGATTTAAACCGTGTCCAAGTCACCTCCACATTCTGATCGAACAAAATAGTTGCAGCGAATCTAGAAACTTGCTTCTTCAAGTAAATAAGAAGCCTTCTCACATTGATTCTGTCAAGTGCCGAGGCCCCTACTTGCAAAGTTTTCTGACCGAAGATTACAATCCCTTCCGCTGGGAAAGAAGCAATCGGGTTAATTTGATTCTCATAAAGCCGATCTCTTTGTTTCGAAGTAAGTTTCTCCTCCACACCGACGACGGGAACTCCGCCGGCTCGATTGGCACTTAAGCCTCCGCGAGTGAAACCTGCCGGAGCAAACCAAAGTTGAGAATTGGCCTCACCGTAGGACATTGCGCCGATGGCAACGACTGACGGAGGCGCCCAAAGTGTAACACCATTAATGGTATCCCTAATCTGGACCCATGGATAATAAGCACATCCGTAACTACTATTAACCTGAAGATTGTTTCTCTTTTCACTAACAACAGTCTTTACTTTCCCTCGACGTTCCACTCGCGTGCCATCCGACTCGGAAGGAGGCTGGTAGCCGCCTTTAAGATCAATGACGGCGAGGGCGTCACCTCTGTTTTCACACATATCTACTAATTTATTATTAAGGGTGTTATAAGTGAGACCAGGCATCGATGCCACATTATATTCTACAACTTCGGGGTCACTCAGGGAATCCATCGCGACCGTAACAGAGTTATAAGGAGCGTCTGTTGCTTCTGTAGAAGTAGAATCCCACTGAGAATTTCTAAAGGGATCACTTTCTCTAATATTTAAGCCGTCAGCTCCACCATGCAAACAAGTCGTGAATTGTTGCCAGCCGGCTGTGTCGCCTCCGTAATTATCATCAATAACATTTAGATAACTGGCTGACGGTGGCCCAGCGACGGTTGCATCTTTGGAGCCGGTATGTGCAGTATAGGAAGTTCCATTCACACGTGAACCAGATTCATATACGGCATTTGCAGCATAGCTCGCGGTTGTCGACGCGACCGTAATGGCCGAATTTCTAACATCATCTAATGTAAAAACCCACGAAGCCTCAGTGACGCCGGTAGTTGCATCCCAACTATTAATGTCTTCACATCTCGTTCGGAGTACATCAATAACACTATCATCAAAGCGAGAGCTGTTATATGTAGTATCTACCCCAAAATAAGCATCTTTAGGGTCTGATAGAGAGGCGCCTTCCGAAGAACTCTGTCGCAATCTTAATTGTGGGAATCTAAATCCAACTTTGGGGCTGGAGCCAGAGCTGGAACTGAACTTGCCACCTATGGCGCCTGCCGTTGCTGGTAATGTAGCAGAAAGGGCCGGCGTTCCGAGAAACGGATCGGCAACGTTAACACTCACAAAAGCGCCATCGTCGCCGGAGAGAGTAGCCGTACCTGTTTCGGAATAACCTCTAAGGGCGCCCGAGGCGGCGGTTCCCCACCCAACATAACGAACGGGGCCATAAACACCGTAGGGAAGGCCTTTTTCATTAACCGTGGCGCGCTGTACATCGCTGTGTGCCTCTACATAGACATAGTTAGAAACGTTTTCAAAATCTCCGAAAGTTCTATATCTTCTATCCGTGTCATCCCATTGAACAAATTTATCACCAATTTTTCTAGCTACGTAATTGCTAGAAGCCGGGTCAAAATTGCAATTATTGTATTGCTCTAAAATAACTGGAGCAGCGTCGATATCGTTAATAGCTCGAACTACAACAGTAAAACTTCCATATTGATTGCTGTCAAGAGGGTCTGCTGCTCTAAGATCTTTAATGCCCACTTTGACCTTGCGCTGTGTTTCTTCACCTAGTTCGCGACTACACAATCTAAAAAGTTTTTGCATCTTTTCTGGGTTATATGTGCCTGGCACGAGGGAGCCCCCGACGACGCTTCCTCCGCCGGTGGTGGATAAATCTTGAGAAATAAACCACCCTGTCTTAGCAAATTGTTGTTTCGGACTTTTGGTCGGTGTCATTTTAAAATTACCATGGTCCTCGCTTTCATCTGGAGTACCCAATCTCATGAGGGCGCCCCAAGTGTTGGCAGCCACAGAGCCCGATATTCCCGTGGACGAATCGCGGTTAGGGAAGGTTCTTAAATTACCCTCAAACGATTCTCCAAGCCAATAATTTATATCATTATCAGCGCCGACAACATCTGAATTTGTTTTAATTGGGTTTGTATTAAATACCTTTCGAATAAATCGAGGGGAGTCCGGATTAAAATTAAAAGCAGACTCAACAACAATATTATCACTCGAATCTCTAATTGTAGCCTTAAATGTCGCGCCAGTGTCGACTGCCCTATAAAACGTAAAAGCAGAAGACGACGGCCTCAGTATCGCGTCGCCCAACGTACCCAGATTTCCACTAAGCTGAATACTTCCATTTGTCAAGTACCAAATAGCGGCTAGGGTGCCTGTCATCAGATCCGCGTCCCCGAAGGCGGGGAAATCCGCTCCGGAGTCGGAGGCCGCTCCTGTCATAGAGGTCGCCGCACTTGGCCCCTCACAAACAAAGAGTCCATATGCGCCATTATTGGACGTGGACGTGGCACTTGGGCCCACATTGTCGCCAGTCGCCCAGCCGGCATATGCGGCGGTCGTTGATGCGGCTGCATTTGTTGGTCCCAGTAGTCTAACCACAGTTATAGGAGAGTTGTTGCGTAACCAGGCCTGGGCTGCATATGCTGCATATGTTGGGGAGGTATAATTTCCGTATCGGAAAACGTCACCGCCGGCACCTCCGGGAATCGGGTTACCAAAAACTTCTACAAATTCTGAAAATGAACTAACTTGTACGGGCTTTAAAGCAGGCCCTCGCTCCAACCTTCCAATAACAGCGGGCCCAATGGCAGCTGGTAAGGCGGGTAACTGAGAATTATCAATTTCATTAATAAAAATTCCCGGTGATATAAACTTAAATTTCTTGTAAGACATATGCTGTTCTCTCCTTTAAACAGGGGGTGCTATTTCTTTAATAAATAGTAGTACAATAAAGCAAAAACCTTTTTTAATCTCAATCTCTATAAAATCCACTTTTTGGATCAAAGTCTTGTTTATCGTCCAAAATAACGCGCTCTCTAGGTATTTTAACCTCAACTGCATTTTCCGTTTTAATAATTCGAGGGCGCTCTTGATTTTTGCCCTCTCCAATAACATATCCCAACACTTCAAAATTAACAACTGTTTGAAAAATTCTCTCTTCTTGATCGAAAGAAGAGATATTATTGTTTTGTGATAGGTCAGATTGTAAAAAAGTTTCATATGTGTGGCCATCGCGCTCTATCAAAAAAGAGTTTATATGACCACCCAATGTAACAAAGGGTTGTAACATCTGATTCATGTGCTGTTGATAGTTCGCTTGTAACGTTACTTGATACCCAATATTCACATATACAGGTTGTGGTACCGAAAGTGTTTCTATTACCACTTTTTTATTTCTCTTCTCCGTAAGAGGATAATAAGATTGACGGCCCGGAGTTCGATGCACATTATTAAATTTTTTCTTATTTTGTGCAATTGCAAAATTGTTTGTTTTATCATTAACTATCCTTTTAGATACTACAATTCGGCCTCCTCTCGTGGGATCAGTAAATTGTGTTGGTGCGCCAAAAAATTTACCTTTTTTAACGAGGTCTCTTGTCATAGATGTTCTTTGAAGGCTTATAACAGGGTAAATTAACGTACCATCTAAACTAAATCTGTCTTTATTTTCTTTCGAAAAATAAGACCGCTCGGGGGATGCCCAAATTATATTAACTTTTGTCCACCCCTTGTTGGTATTGGCTCTGATTTGTAACTTATCCTTAACAAAATCATAAAATGCGTAATCAATTGTTTCAAAGTCGGAAGGGTTCAAAAAAGCTTTATCTAGAAGGTTGTTTTGCTTTTCTAGAACTTTAGAATCACTATCAGTTGCCATCGAAAGTCCCCTCCCTTGCTTTTATGCACTTAGCCTCGGCTTCGAAAATGCGCTCTCGACCCTCCCACGCTTGGCCAAAAATTTGTCGAGGATAGTTTATAGTGGCAATTTCAAATAAGTCTTCACCATATAATATAAAATCACCTTCACGAATATATAGATCCTGATCTTCTGTTAATCTTCTTCTATGAAATTTTACTGTAAGGGAAAGTCGTTTATCAATACCTAAATTATTAACCGTAGTTGTATAACCCTCCCAAGTAACCAAAACATGAACTCTAATTGGAGATAAAAAGCTCTTTTGTATAGCCTCTCCGTATAAAGGGTGAAAGTTAGTATGTTCCACACTAATAGGGTAATAAATTATTTCTTGTCCAATGACGCGCTCAATTAATTCATCATTAACTTGCTTAACTAAATTTCTTTCCTTCTCTCCTAAAAATAAAGGAGGAGGAGGAGAAGCTGGTTGTGACCATTTAGTTTTGTCTGTTGGGTTTGCCACTTATTTACCCCACAAAAACCTTTAAAGGTATTAATTTATTAATTGTGTTTACGGCTTCCATAAGGGTGGCATCTTCTGCCATCAGTTTAGTGTAGGTTAATTCATCCAGAGTTGTTCTTAATTCTTCTCTTAGTTTTTCTTGTTCTGCCTGTGCCTGAGTTAAAAGCGCGGGGCCGTCGAGGGTCACACTTTCGCCCGGAATTGGTATGGTTGTAAATTTACTTCTAATATTTCCTAAAGTTTCTTTCGAAAGAGACAAAGCAAACCTTCTAATCCATTGTTTGCCTATTGCATTAATATGTTCATAAGGCAGATTTTCATAGGGAAGGGTATTCATGTTATTAATACCCTCAATCCCTGATTTTCCGCCGCGTCCCGAAGTGTCGCTTTCTTCCCAAGGATCAGAGTCAACAAAAAATTCTATCCAATATTTAGAAGGGCCCGCTTGATAGGCATCCGGAAAAATACGAAGTCTATTATTCTTGATTTCGTAGGAATACTGTGAATTTCTTGTATAAATCGCATCCTCAAAAGCCATAGATTGCGCTTTATTCTGCCATGTTGGTATGATTTCAAATGTTGAATCATCAGCCCACTGTCCATAGCTAGCCAAATTCCCAACTGTATTTATGCCCCCATAATACCCATAAAACCTCCACATGGCCTGGGGCGTTTTATAAAAAACTCTTGTTATATTAATTCGTTTATCGCCCACTTGACCAAAAAAAGGAAGTGACGTAGTGCCGGCTGCAGAAGAAGACACTATCTGTTGCAAATCATAATCTTGTTGACCCGATACTGCATCGAAGGAAGCAGAATAAATGGCCACTTCTCCGCCGAAACCAACTTCTGTAGAAACTCCATAACCCACGCGTCGAGAATAAGCAAACTCAAACCGTGGAAATTTCAAATTAATATTTTTGCCCACAAGGGAATTTCCAGTCTGGAGTTGCCCATCGTGGTCAAATGTCCCAGTGGTTGCGCCTAAAAGGTCCGAAAGTGCATTTTTAGCTTGATGGATGTTAAGAA